GTTAGAGTTATTCAAAGTATAGGTCGTGGTGTAAGAAAAGCAGATGACAAAGATTTTGTGCAAATTTGGGATATAACAGCAAGTACCAAATATGCCAAGCGTCATTTAACCGAAAGAAAAAGATTTTACAAAGAAGCAAAATTCCCATATAATATAGAAAAAGTAAAATATCAATAATGCAAATACTAACACTTGAAAACAAAATATTTCATCTTAATGAACTTCCAGATGAAATTGACGAAGACTTACGATTTAGCGTATTAGACAACAGTGATAACTCTAATCCTGATCATTTTTTTATTCCGTTAATCTTTTTAGAAAGTTTCACAGGACCAGCAGTAGTCTTAAAAATTGGAGAACACGAGTTAACCATGCCATTAGATTGGTGTACCATAGTTGGAGATCCACAAGGTCCAGAGATGGAGGTATTGCCTCTAACCAGCTTAAATGATAGAGGATTCAGGACGTTCTGTTTTAATCCACTAAGTGATTTTAGACCAGAATTTCTTGACATCGATATTATAGATGTATATCAAGATGTTAAATGGTATTTTCCAAAGATGCGTCCAGGTCAGTTATTATGCACTCCGTTAACCAATAAAGAAAAACCAACCTGTGCTTATTTTGTTAAAGAAGTAAGTCGTCAAAGTGAGATTGTTGATTATACTAAATGCTGGTAAAAACTATGCCGTTGATTAAAACAACTAAAGAACTGGTGCTATTTTATTATGTAGACGGTACACAGGGCGGTTGGATTAAAACTAAAGGAGAACTAGGAGAAATCTATGGGCATTCCAATAGAACGCAATGGACTCCTAATTCAAAACATCCAGACCCAATACAGTATACTGAAATATTAGAAATGGCTAGTTATGTTCCTATGTTATCTAAACAATTAGAACAATTAATGTTATTATATAACTTAAACAAAGAAGATTATCATGGCAACGGCGAAACCTAAAAAACCCCCAGTTCTAGATATTAAGAGAGCATTAAAAGCAGTAGATGAAAAAAATTATTATTTTTACGATAATCTCAAGGATGAAGAAAAGAAAGCATTTAGTCCATATATATTAATGCGGTATACCAGTAATGCACAAGGAGATAAAGATATACAGGAATGGTTTGTGGAAACAACAAACGAAATGGTTAATAAAAATCATTGGGCACTATCAAAAAATCACAAAGAATTATTATGGAAACTTTTTGCCGCAACCGGGGCAGGTGTTCCAACATATCATCCTTATCTAGCCGCAGGTAAAAAAGAAAAAGCCAATAAAATTGAAAAACTATTATGTGAATTATACCCTGCTATGAAGATGGGCGAGATTAAAATGATGGCGGCAATGATGGATAAAAAAGACATAGAAGATTTGTTTGACAAGATGGGCTTTGATAAAAAACAACGCAAGGAATACGAGTGATTCTAGATCAACCTTACACCTGTGTGCATTGTGATAAGAGTTTTATGAAAGAAAAAACTCTTGTGGCTCATATGTGTGAAAGAAAACGTCGAGCATTACAGGAAAAAGAAAAACGTGTGCAGGCGGGGTTTATGGCCTTTAATCGATTTTGGCAACTGGCACAAGGCGGTAAAAAGAATAAAACATATAAGGAGTTTTGCGAAACAAGTTATTATAATGCGTTTGTGAAATTTGGCAGTTTCTTAAATAATGTCAATCCTCTTTATCCAGAAAAGTTTGTAGACTATGTGATTAAAAGTGGAGTTAAATTAGATCATTGGTGTAGAGATGAACTGTATGAAAAATATCTATACGAGATGATTAAAGTAGAGCCAGTCGAAAGTGCTGTACAACGCAGTATTGCTACCATGATGGAATGGGCAGATGAGCAAAGTGCAGAATTTGCACATTACTTTCTTTATGTCAGTCTTAATCGTGCTGTACATGATATATTAAATGGTCGTGTAAGTCCTTGGATCATCCTTAACAGTGTGTCAGGATATGCTATGGTTAATAACATGAATGACGAACAATTGAATATGATCGGACCATCATTTGATGTACAGTACTGGAGCCGTAGATTCAAAGAAGTTCCAGCAGATGTAGCATTAGTCAAAGAAATCTGTGCCGAAGTGGGGATAAAATAATGCCAGACATCGATATAGATTTTGCCGATCGGAATAAAGTCCTAGACATAATACCTCATATAACAGCCACACTTGATGGAGAAAAGAAACATAACACAGGTGTATATTGTCATGAGATTCCTCTTAATCCACTAACGGGGCTAGCCAGCATTGATTATAAGACAGCCGAGGAAAGAGGATATTTTAAGATAGATTTCCTTAATGTAAGTGCCTATGAGGGTGTAAAGAATGAACTACATCTTGAGCAGTTATTGGCCGCAGAACCTCTGTGGGAACTACTAGAACAAAAAGAATTCTGTGATATGATATTCCATGTCAACGGATATCACGATCTAGTAGCTAGACTTAAACCGCGTAGCATTGAACAATTAGCGATGTTCCTTGCCCTGTTGAGACCTGGTAAAAAACATCTTATTCTAATATGCGAGGAAAAAGGATTTCAATCGATCGCCGATGAGATTTGGACTAAAAATGAAGATGCGTATACTTTCAAAAAAGCTCACGCAATTTCGTATGCTCATGCTATTGTGGTACAGATGAATTGTATTTGTGCGGGATTTACTCAGTAACACGTTTAGGTGTTCGGACTAACTGTATTGATTTACGTTTGATACGTTTTTCTGCTATTTCGCTAAGATTAACACTGGGTCCAAATATTAATTCAACATCTTTACTATTAAATGTTTTAATCAATGGTCTAAACACCTGCATTTCTCTTTTTAGAAATATGTTGATTGGAATTTTACGATTACTTTCCCACCACCAAACTTCTCCCATTTCTAAAAACGATGCTCTATCAGCGTCTGCTTTTATCATAGATATATCATAGATACTAACTACATAGATGTCAAAGTTAATAATAATTCCCACGTATTCTATATCGTTTGATTTAACACAGGATATAAAAGGATAGTTTTCTTGAAAGGATTTTGAATAGCTCATTGATCTCAATAAATATATATATGCAAAGTTTACCAGTTTATTTATATCCAAATTCCCTCGACGTTATACTGGATTTGGATCCAGAAGTTAAGGGAGTCAATCAAATTATGTATCAACGCGATCTAAAAATACAAAAAGGCATCAAAAATAAAATACGCATTCAATTTAAGAATAGCGATCAAAAACGTATACCTATTTCTAATACAAGTACATTTGTATTCAATATGTTTGATACTGCCAACCAACAGCTGGTCATACAAAAAGAATTAACCATATTAGACGAAAATACTACCAGTACTAGAGGATCGGCATTATTAACACTAAACGAAAGTGATACGTTAGATCTAGCCAGTGTTAGTTATAATTACAGCATAACCTATCAAGATCCCGAAGACGGTACATATTTGCCCACTTATTCAAACACATATTACGGCATGGTTGGTAATTTGTATATTACTGAAGAGGTATATCCTAAATTAAAACCTAGCCAAGAGATTGTTAGTTTTAATAAAAGTTTTAACAGTCAAACCACACTATGGGAACATACAAGTGGAAACATCTATGCCTATCCAGAATACAATTCTAATTCAGCATTGCACACTGTAGCCTTGTATATGACTGATTATCGTGGTACTGTGTACATTCAAGGAACCTTATATAATTCTCCGCAAGACTTAGGTAGATATGTTACAGTTGCTACTTTAACATATGACGGATTTACTGGAATTGATTACTCTAACTTCAACGGTATATTCTCCTACATTCGTGTGATGCATGTACCAGATCGCGATGTTTTGAACGATAACGACAATCCCGAGTACTACGGTTCATTTGACAAAGTCCTATATAGAAGTTAAACTATTAGTATGGATGAAATCTATACTACACTAACAGCTCTCTTACCTGGTAAAAGAAAACAAACTCCCAGTGGATGGATAAGTTTTAATGCGGTCTGTTGTCATCATAGAGGGGAATCTCACGATGATCGACTGCGTGGGGGCATACTACCAAATCCAACCGGTGGGTTTCAATATCACTGTTTCAATTGTACATTCAAAGCAGGATGGACTCCTGGACACTTATTAAGCACTAATACTCGACAATTATTCAAATGGTTAGGATTATCCGATACTGACATTAGTAAGTTGGGACTAGTAGCATTAAGATTAAAAGATGAACAAAGTACTCCAACAAAGAAATTACTAAATTTTGAACTAACAGAAAAAGAATTGCCCAAAGATTCTAAATCTATAAATGAGTGGATTGCCCAAGGCACAGAAGATGAAGACTTGCTCAAAGTTGTAAACTATATTGTAGAAGAAAGACAGTTAGGTTGGGATTGGTACAATTGGCACTGGAGTCCCACAGCAGGATATCGAGATCGTGTAATCCTCCCATTTTATTATGATGGTAAAATTGTAGGATCCACTGCTCGTAAAATTACTCCAGGTAAACCCAAATACTTAAACGATAGTCAACCCGGGTATGTGTTTAACCTAGACCATCAAAATTACAATCGTAAATACGTATTGGTTATGGAAGGACAGTTCGATGCTATAGCAGTTGACGGAGTAGCCATAGGACACAACGATCCTAACGAAGCCCAATGTGCCCGTATTAATGCCTTAGGTAAAGAAGTTATTGTTGTCCCTGATCACGATAAACCAGGTGCTAAACTAATTAAATCGGCCATAGAACACAATTGGGGAGTAAGTATTCCTGCGTGGGGTAACGGTGTTAAGGATACTGCCGATGCAATAAAGCTATATGGAAGACTGTATACGCTAGCCACAATTCTGCACTATAAAGAAACAAACGAGATAAAAATACAACTACTGAAGAAAAAACTAGAGAGCCTAGATGAATAAACCAAACTATGATTATACAATGCAACGTCTATATTTAGAGATGTTCTTATCAGATGCAGAAACATTTGTGCGTTGTCAAAACATTTTTGATCCAGAGAATTTTGATCAAAGATTACAGGATACTGCGGAGTTTATCAATTCCTATATTGATGAATATAAAGTAATGCCCGAATCTACAATCGTTAATGCTAGTTGTAAAATGGATTTAGATCCTGTAGCATTACCAAAAGAAAATTATGAATGGTTAATGGACGAGTTTGAAAACTTTAGCCGCCACAAAGGATTGGAACGTGCCATTCTAAAGTCAGCAGATTTGTTAGAGGATGGGGACTATGGGCCAGTTGAAAAACTAATTAAAGATGCTATACAAATATCGTTAAACAAAGATATGGGTACAGATTATTTTGAAGACCCTAGAGCAAGATTGACCAAACTCAAAGATGGTAATGGACAGATATCAACAGGTTGGCCCAGTATTGATCGTAAGTTATATGGTGGATTTAACAGAGGTGAACTGAACATATTCTGTGCAGGATCTGGGGGTGGTAAGAGTTTATGCCTGGCCAATCTGGGAGTAAATTGGGCACTGGCAGGGTTGAACGTTTTATATCTTACATTTGAGTTAAGTGAGGGACTAGTGGCCATGAGATTGGACAGTATGACTACAGGAGTGGGCACTCGTGAGATTTTTAAGAACATTGATGATGTCGAGCTCAAAGTTAAAATGATTGGAAAACAGGCAGGAAACCTGCAGGTTAAGTATATGCCTAGCGGAAAAAATTGCAACGATATTCGAGCCTATTTGAAGGAATAT